CTGTGAGGGTGAGTGAATGGTGATAATAAGCTAGATGTAGAAAGGAGACAGCGGACATCATGAAGAAAATAGAAGCATACACTATGGCAACGAGAAAGCCCTGTGAGACCGCTTTAAAGCAACAGGAGCATAAAGCCTTTGCCTGTGATTTTAAAAGGGCTGACAGAACAAATACGGACACTCTGGAATACATAGCAAGCAAGTACAACATCAAAAAGCCAATTCCGGGAGGTGATTGAGGTGGATAAGAATATAATCTATGAGTACATGGATGCGAAAGCGCTTGTGAAAGAGACAGAGGAAGATATCAGACGGCACAGAAGAAAGACGTTTGTGCAGGATAAAGTGACAGGCAGCAATCCAGAGTTTCCGTACCAACCACAGAGCTTTAATATCTCTGGATGTGTAGAGAACACGGTGAATATAGACGAAGAGGAACGGTTGTTGGAAGAACGAAAGCTGAACGCAAAGCAGATTAAAGTAAAAGCAGAGCGAGTAATCAATAAAGCTCCGGTAAGGATGCAGAGGATTATCCGGTTCAAGGTCATGCAAGGACTGACGTGGGATGAAGTGGCTGCGAAAATGAAAGGAAATTGCACAGGGGAAAGCGCAAGGAAAGAATTTCAGAGGTGGATGAAAGAAAAATAAAGTTTGTCCGTTTTGTCCACATTGTCCGCTTTAAATAATATATAGTATAACATGGAGTTAGAAGAAAGACTCCAAAAGCTTTCCAAACAACATTCGGAACACCGCCGGACTTTCACCCTTTCTCGTCTGGCGGTGTTTTTATGCCGTGGCAAATGTAGGGCAGACAGGTTCGACTCCTGTACACGGCTTCGGATGTAAAGTAGCGGCTGGTAGACGGCCCTTAAATGATTAAGCGCGCGATCGGCTTTGCATCTGATTGGTACCAATAGCAGGTATCCGCAGATCTGCAAAACAAACAAAAATAGATTCAGCAATCTATATTTAGTGTCAGTACCCGAGTGCGGATAGGGTAAAGGGTGTCAATAAAAGGCATCCTACGGGTGTATAGCTCAATTGGTAGAGCAATCGGCTGTTAACCGATGTGTCGTAGGTTCGAGTCCTGCTATACCCGTTGTGGACTACTGCAAGTTACTCCTTTTTCCTATAAATTTTGATTGTGTACTTGGTTATTTTGGTTTTGTTGCTGTTATAATTCTTTCATTTTGCAGTAGTCCTAAATTCTTAGCATCCAGAGATGGGTGCTTTTATTATGCTTAAAAGGTGGTGAGTCCTATGACAGAAAAACAGAAAATATTTGCAGATGAGTACTTGATTGATCTAAATGCCACACGGGCTTACCGCGCGGCGTATCCGAATTGCAAAAAAGATAGTTCGGCAGATGCAGCAGCGAGAAAATTACTCGGAAATACTCGGATTCAAACATATATCACAGAACGAATGGAAGAACGGCAGAAACGAACGGAGATCACCCAGGACATGGTGCTACAGGAACTAGCTGCGATTGCTTTTTCCAAGGCTTCTGACTACGCGAAAGTAGTTGAGAAACAGGCTACAGCAGAAGTAGATGGAAATATTATTCCACTCGTAGGAGAGGACGGAGAACCGATTCTGTATCGGACCGTAGAATTGGAACTTACAGATAACCTTACGGAGGAACAGCAGCGAGCCCTCGGAACGATTAAAAAGGGGCGCGATGGATTGGAACAGAAGCCCTGCGACAAGGTAAAGGCGCTTGAGCTTCTCGGCAGACATTTAGGTATGTGGAATGACAAGCTGGATGTAGCAGGAGATATGGACATGAAGATTGTAGTAGACTATGGTGATGAGGATGAAGGAAGTTAATGTTGGATTTAACAGAAATTTCAAAGAGTTTAATGAGTGCAAGAAACGATATCGACTGGCAAAAGGCTCTGCCGGATCCGGAAAGTCGGTAAACATTGCACAGAATTTTATCATCAAACTTGGTGATCCGAAGTACAAAGGTGCGAATCTTCTGTGCGTCCGGAAAGTAGACACAACAAACAAAGATAGTACTTATGCGGAGTTGAAGAGTGCAATATACAAGATATACGGGGATAAAGCGGGATTATTCTGGCAGATCAGAAGCAATCCAATGGAGCTGATCTCTAAAGTAACTGGAAATAAAGTGATTTTTCGAGGAATGAAAGACGATGGACAGCGAGAAAAAGTAAAGTCCATCACATTCGATGTCGGAAAATTAACATGGATATGGATTGAAGAAGCAACGGAGCTATATGAAGCGGATGTCGATATTCTCGATGACCGACTCAGAGGCGACTTGTCATTCAATCCATTTTTGTATTATCAGATCACGTTCAGCTTCAATCCGGTGTCAGCAACGCACTGGTTAAAAGCAAAATATTTCGACATAAAAAGTGATGATGTATACACACACCAGTCTACATACCTGCAGAACCGGTTCATAGACGAAGCGTATCACCGGCGCATGATGATGCGTAAAGAACGGGATCCTGATGGATATCGGATTTATGGACTCGGTGAATGGGGAGAAACTGGCGGTCTGATTCTTACAAATTATGTGGTCGAGGAATTCAACACATCTTCTGATCGATTTGATTACATGGTAAATTCACAGGATTTTGGATTCAACCATGCGAACTGTATCGGGGAGATTGGATTCAAGGATGGAGATATCTACTTATGCCGGGAATTGTATGTATTTGAAAAAGATACGTCCGAAATCATACAGCTGGCTGAGGGAAAATTCCAGAAGCGAATTACCATGTATTGTGATTCTGCTGAGCCAGACAGGATTAAGATGTGGCAGAAAGCAGGATACAGAGCATGTCCGGTCAAGAAAGAGCCGAACAGTGTAAAAGCGCAGATTGATTACTTAAAGCAGCATACAATCCATATACATCCGTCTTGCGTAAATACGATTAAGGAGATCCAGCAATGGAAATGGCGAAAAGATGAGAAGACGAACACCTTCACAGATGAGCCAGTGAATTTCTTTGATGATGCAATGGCAATGCTCAGATATTCTATTGAGCAGGAGAGAAAAGGCAAAGTGAAGTTAAAGACCTTTAGAGGAGGAATATAAAATGAATGGGAAAAGACCATACAAACTGCCGGAACCGCTTTTATGTTCCGCCGACAAAGAAATCAATATGACATTAGTAGATGAGTATATTCGCAAGCACGAAGAACGAATGCCAAGGTACAGATACCTTGAGAATCTATACAAAGGATTTCACGATGTATTCCGTCTTCCGGAAAAGGAGTCATGGAAGCCGGATAACCGACTGGCGGTGAATTTCCCAAGGTATATCACAGAGACGTTTTTGGGATATGCTTATGGGATTCCGGTTAAAAAATCGCATCCGGACGAAAAAATAAAAGATGCGATCCTTGAATTTGACCGGGATAATGATATTTCTGACCAGGAATACGAACTGGTGAAGAAATGTTGCATCTACGGACATGCATTTGAGTATTTCTATCAAGACGAAGAAGCAAAGACAAAGACAGTAGTCTGCAATCCAAAAGAACTGTTTGTTGTCTACGATGATACCGTAAAGAGCCGCGCTCTATTTGCTGTCAGATATGGAAAAAAGGACGATAATGTTACAAGGTATGGTGAGATACTTACAAGGACAGAAATAATCCCATTCGATGGAGAAAAGATGCAGGAGAGTATACCGAATCCTTACGGGCGTATTAACTGCGTGGAATACGTGTTGAACGATGAGAGAATCGGTCTGTATGAAGAAGTTGCCGGCATGGTAGAAACATACAACCGAGTGATCGGAGAAAAGGCGAATGATGTAGATTCTTTCGCAGAAGCGTATCTTGCAGTGCTGGGCGCCGAACTGGACGAGGAAGGCGTTTATAAAATTCGCGACAACCGGATTATAAACCTTTATGGTACAGACAATGCAAAAGATATTATCGTGCAGTTTCTTGGCAAACCTACGGCAGACGGAACACAGGAAAATCTTTTGAATCGGCTCGAGGATTTGATTTATCAGACAAGTATGGTAGCGAATATCTCAGACGAATCGTTTGGAAATGCCTCCGGAACTTCTCTCGCATACAAATTACAGTCCATGAGCAATCTTGCACTAACATTTGACCGTAAAGTTGAAAAGTCCATGAGGAAACGATATAAGCTGTTTTGCTCCCTTGCAACGAATGTGTCAGATCGGGACGCATGGAAAGATATTGATTTTACAATGAGCAGAAATATCCCGAAGAATCTCCTTGAAGAAGCGCAGACAGCACAGGCGCTTGAAAGCATCGTGTCCAAGGAAACGCAGCTGCAGGTCCTCTCGATCGTTAAGGATGTTTCAGAGGAGATAGATCGAATGGAGAAAGAGGAAGAAAAGAAGCAGCAAACAATCGTAGAGAAGCGGATGTTCGGAGGTGCGGCAGATGAGCAGCAGGACGTACTGGAAGAATAGAGAGGAAGAACAGCGGAAGAAGAATATCAAGGACGAAGCTGAATACGCGAAAGAGATTGAGAAGATCTATGCGAACATGATGGATGAAATCCAGAAAGAGATCAATGGATTTTACACGCGATATGCAAAAGCAGAGGGAATCACAATTGCAGAAGCGAAGAAGCGAGTATCCAAAATGGACATTGATGCGTACAGCCGGAAGGCGGAGCAGTATGTAAAGGATAAGGATTTTTCGAAGGAAGCCAATGAGGAAATGAGACTCTATAACGCAGCTATGAAGATTAACCGGCTTGAAATGCTGAAAGCAAATATCGGAATGCATCTTGTCGGTGGATTTGATGAGCTTCAGAAGTATTTTGACCAGATCCTGACGGAGAAAACGCTGGAAGAATTTGAAAGGCAGGCTGGAATTCTTGGCAAATCCATTCAGAACAATGCGAAGATGGCACATGCAATTGCAAATGCTTCATTCCACAATGCAAAATATTCGGACCGTATTTGGATGTATCAGGATATGCTTAAAGCCGAATTATCGAAACTCTTACAAACAGGTCTGATACAGGGAAAGAATCCAAGAGTATTGGCAAAACATCTTACCAAACTGTTTGGAGTAAGCCGGGAAAATGCAGAGCGACTGATGATAACGGAACTGTCAAGGGTGCAGGCAGAAGCGCAGAAACAGTCTTATATCCGCAATGGATTTGATGAGTATGAGTTTATCGCGGAGCCGACAGCCTGCCAGATCTGCAGGGCTTTAGACGGAAAACATTTCAAGGTATCGAAAATGATGCCCGGAGAAAATGCACATCCAATGCATCCACGCTGCCGGTGCAGTACAGCGGCATATACGGATGATAAAGAGTATCATGAGTGGCTGGACGGGTATTCTGAACATGGGATGAACTTTGAAACTTGGAAGAAGAGGGTTGAAAAGAAAACGGATTCTGGTATAATAAAGGCAGATAGAACAGTCAGCGGACATTCTGGTCCTCCTAAAATGGCAGAGGCGGGAATGGTAATAGATCACATTGGAAAAGATGGAAAAGTAGATGTAAGAGCTTTTTACGGAGAGTCAAAATTAAAATATAAAGATATCCATACAACTGCGCATGGGAATCCCAAGCAGCATCCTTATGGAGAACATGGGGAACACGTACATGATTATACATGGGGAGATGATGGTAGACTGAAGAATAAGACAACTCGCGAATTAAGCAAAGAGGAAAGAAAGGAGAATGGCGATATATTATGAATAAAGATGAATTAAGACAAATTTTATCTGAGTGTTGCAATGATATTTCTTTCTTTTACAAAGGATTGGCATCGGGAGTGACAGTTGAAGTCAGAGATTACATTCCAACGTATCAAGCGTGGCATGGTGATGATACGAAAGAGTATGATAATGTAGATGAGGTTATGAATGATAAATTTTATAGCGGAAAATCATTAAACGATCTAGTAAAAGAAGTAGAAATTGATGCAATGTAATACCATCGGTCGAGCGGGCTGGTGGTTTTTTTATACCTATTTTTAAGGAAGGAAGCGTGAATGATATGAGCATACCAGAGAAAGTAAAAGTTTTATATAAAGAATATACAGTAGAAGAACAACAGAATCTACATGATGAAGAAGGCGATTTGTATGGGCTGATACAGTATCTCCCAGAGAAAATCGTCCTGAATGCAGATGCGTCAGAAGAACAGAAAAAATCGACTTTAGTACATGAATTGTTGCATGCACTTGATGAAATGTACAGTATTGAACTGGAAGAGAAGCAGGTTGAGAAACTTGGAAATGCGTTGTATATGCTACATTGCGATAATCCACAATTGTTTCACGCCGAAGGGGGCGATAACGATTGATTGAGGTAAGAATTCGACCAGAGCGAATCGAAATCTCTGGACACGCCGGGTACGCAGAACCTGGAAAAGACATTGTTTGTGCTGGCGTTACGGCGCTTACGCAGACGCTGATCCAGTCGATTGATGACTTAACGGATGATGAAATAGAATACAGAATATCTCCCGGAAAGGCTGAGATAGAATACAGGAATCTGTCAGAGAAATCAAAAACTCTGGTGGATTCCTTTTTCGTTGGCATTCGCTTGATTGCCGATGAGTTTCCGGATTATGTAGCAATTATGTAATTCGCGCCCAAGTCTTGAAGGCGTAAAAAGCTAGGGGAAAGGACCATGAAGAATGTCATTAAACTTTTAGGAGGTAAAGAAAAATGAAGAGCAGGATGTTTAGAATGCTGCAGTTATTTGCAGAAGAAACCGTAGATCACACAGCAGAACCTGATGCGGTGAAAGATAGTGTTAATCCGGAAAACACATCTGATGATAGCGGGGAAGAAAAAAAGTACACAGACAAGGATGTGGATGCGATTGTAAACAAAAGATTCGCAAAATGGAAAACTGAGCAGGAACAGGCGGTAAAGAGTGCTAAGGAAGAGGCAGAAAAGCTGGCAAAAATGAATGCTGAGCAGAAACAGAATTACGAGATCGAGAAGTTGCAAAAAGAGAATGAAAAACTGAAGCAGGAGGCTGCAAAGGTTGAGCTTAGCAGAAGCGCCACAGGCATTCTTGCAGAAAAAGGAATTGAAGCAACGCAGGATGTTCTTGATTTTGTTGTAGGGAATGACGCTGATGATACGAATGCAAAAATTGATAAGCTTGTAAAAATCGTGGAATCCCAGCTTAAGAAAGCCGAGATCGCCAGAGCAACCGGAACTACACCAAAAACCATGACGAACTCAGGAAGCCAGTTGTCTGAATTTGAAAAGAGACTTGCAAAGTATAAATAAGGAGAATGTGAAGATGAAGAACAGAGAATTTATGATGTTACAGTTATTTGCGGCAGGAGACAACAATGATATGCCGATAAGGAGCTACCAGCTTGAGTTTAAAAGTCTTTTGCAGGCAGTATTTAAAAAGATGTCCTATTTCGCGGATTTTTTCGGCGGCGAAATTGAGGCACTTGATGGTGTTAGAGAGAATGAAACGGCCTTTTATGTAAAGACATCGGATATCCCGGTTGTAGTGGGAACTGGGTACGATAAGACAGCTACGAAAGCGTTCGGAACAGGAACAGGAAGCTCTAGCCGTTTCGGTGAGAGAAAAGAGATTATCTACGCAAACACACCGGTTAATTATTCTTGGGAATGGAATTTCCATGAAGGAATTGACCGACACACCGTAAATAATGATTTTGACGTTGCGGTAGCAGATCGCTTGGAACTGCAGGCGAGGGCTAAGACAAAGAAGTTTAACAAGCAGCACGGAAAATTTATTTCCACATCTGCAGGAAAAACTTTAAGTGTTACTGATTATACGGCAGACAATGTATTAAAGCTGTTTAATGAGCTGTCTAAGTATTTTAATAACATCGAAGCAGTTGGAACGAAAAAAATTAAGGTTTGTTCCGATCTGTACAATGCCGTCGTGGATCATCCTTTGAATACGACTGCTAAAAACTCCACTGTAAACATTGATGGCAATGAGGTTGTGAAGTTCAAGGGATTCCTTGTAGAGGAGATTCCGGATGAGCTCTTCAAGTCCAAAGAATGTGCCTATGCATATATTGCCGGAGTTGCAAAAGCATTTACTGGAATTAACACAGCGAGAACGATCGAATCCGAGGATTTTGACGGTGTAGCTTTGCAGGGAGCTGGTAAGGCTGGAGAATTTATTCCGAATGACAACAAGAAAGCTGTAGTTAAAGTGTCGGTGGGGGAATAGCACCCCCTGAAGACCTCGCCTTGGTAGGCAGGGGGAAAGTCGGAAAGGCAAAAGTAGGAAAAGTAAAATAGTATAATGGAGGTATTAAAAATGGCATATACACCAACTACATGGAATAATGATGACGTTATTACAGCGGAGAAACTGAATAAGTTAGAGCAGGGCGTGAAGAATGAGCAGATTGGACCAGCAGGACCAGCAGGACCAAAAGGCGAAAAAGGCGATCCGGGTGCGCAGGGACCTGCTGGAACAAGTTACACTCTTCCAGCAGCAAACAAGACAACGCTTGGCGGTGTGAAACAGATGTCTTTGATTGCAGATTTGTCCACAGAAACAGGGGCTGATTTAAAAAATAAAATCAATGCAATTCTTGCTGAAATGAAAAAACAGGGTATCATGGCGAATTCGTAAGGAGTTGAAATTGAATGCTGGATGATTTAAAAAAACTTCTTGGAATCGAGGATGATTCTCTTGATCAGAAACTGGAGTTGATACTCAGATCTGTGCAGGGGCGACTAAAGCTCCTGCTCGGAGGAATTGAAGTACCGCAAGAAATGAATCACATTGTCGTGGAAGTGGCAGTGATCCGGTTCAATCGGTTGGGTTCCGAGGGTATGTCATCACACAATGTTGAGGGAGAGAATATGTCCTACAATGACAATGATTTTGATGGATTTATGAATGAGATACAGGCTTTTCTTGACTCACAAAAAGAATCAAAACGAGGAAGGGTGAGATTTATTTGAGATGCGATACAGAAGTTTTCTTTCAGTCGATCGTACCTGGGGAGTATGACGAAGCTACCGGGGATTATAGAGATGATACAGTATCAGAAGAGAAAAGACACGCCAGTGTGACAGATACCGGCACAGAGACAATGAACCTTGTATATGGATCCATAAATCAGGGAAGCAAGACGGTGCGGCTACAGACGCATTACAAAAAGTCGTTTGATTGTATCCGGATAGGCAACGCCTTATACAGAGTGGATTTTGAACGAAAACTGCGAACAAAGCACGTGTTTGTAGTATCGGAGGTGCAAAGTGGCAGAAATTAAATTTGAGGGAATCGCAAAGCTGAATAAAGGCTTAAGAAAGCGAATGGATATGAGTGCGGTCAAGAGCACCGTAAAATTGAACGGCTCTGAGATGGAATCAAGGGCGAAAAGAAACGCAGTATTCAAAGGGCATTACGCATGGGAAGAAGGAAAAGGCATGGTATTCAAAAAGCCGACAGGGAATTTGAAACGGAGTATAGATTTAGAAATATCTCCGAATGGACTGAAGGCTACTGTGGAACCGAAGGCAGAGTATGCTGCTTATGTAGAATTAGGCACTCGTAAGATGGAAGCCCAACCCTATTTAAAACCCGCATTTGAGGAGCAGAAGAAACAGTTTGAAAAAGATTTACAAAAGCTTGTGAGGTGAGACATGGATCCACAGCAAGAATTATTTACAGAATTATTTACAGAATTACTTACAGAGATCAAAAAAATAGGATATGACGTATACGACGGCTTCTTACCGCCGGATGGTACGCCGTATCCTTTTGTTTATCTTGCAGATAGCCAGCAGACGGACGATGCCAATAAAACGGCTGTGTTTGGCAATGTGTATCAGACCATTCACGTCTGGCACAACAATCCAAGACAGAGGGGAACGGTGTCAAAAATGTTGCTGGCGATTAAAAATGTGTGCAGAAGAATGGATCATACCGAAAATTTTGCATGGAATGTCCGGAATGTAAATCAAAGAATTTTACCGGACACAACAACAAAGCAGCCTCTTTTACATGGGTTGCTAGAAATAGAATTTAGTTTTAGTTAGAGAGGAGAAAAAGCATGTTTGAGACAGGATTACAGTTATTTGCAGAGGCGGTATCTGGCAAGAAAATTGTATATTTGTACCGCCTTGCAGAAAAAGCGAAACAGGAAGCAGCAAAGAATCTTGCGTTTACAACGGAGAATGGAAGAACCAAGAGTAAGGATGCAGATTCTACTGCAACGAAAGACGGTACAATCCGTACACCAGGAGCTGCGGAGACAGAAATTACAGCCACTGCTGTTTTGGCAAAAGGCGATAAATTGATCACAGAACTTGAGGACGCTATGGATTCCGATAAACTTCTTGAAATTTGGGAAGTAAACCTTGAAGAAGCAGCGGAAGCGGGTCCGAATAAATTTAAGGGAATGTATTTCCAAGGATATCTCACAGAAGTTGAGGTCACGTCTTCTGCAGATGAGAATGTGGAAGTATCCCTTACTTTTGGCATCAACGGATCAGGTAAACGCGGAGATGTAACCGTGACAACGCAGCAGCAGGAAATCGCGAATTACGTGTTTAAGGACAGCGTGAAAGAGGGGGAATAATGCCCTCTGACGATGTAGCCTTAATCGGCAGAGGTAAAGTAGGAAAGGCAAAAGTAGGAAAAGAATAGATCATGTACATAGAGGGCGGCAAGACCGCTCTCTTTTTAATGGAGGAATAAAAAATGATGGAATTAACAATTAACGGACAGGTGTACCAGTTTAACTTTGGAATGGGATTTTTGAGAGAAATCAACAAGCAGACGAATATGCCTGTGGATGGATTGCCGGGAGTAAAAAAAGACGTAGGATTCCGGTATGCGCTTATGAACTTAATAAATGGTGATCCGGATGCATTGGTAAACATTCTTGATGTTGCGAATAAAGGGCAGAATCCGAGAGTGACAAGAGGCCTTTTGGATGAGTATATCGACGATGAGGACACAGATATTGATGAGCTTACAGAAACAGTAATGGGTTTCTTGAAGAGTGCCAATGCTACGAAAAAAGCTACAAAAGAGATTGTGGACGCTGTGGAGAAAGAGAAACAGAGAATGGAAGAGGAAGAAGCGAAGAAGAGAGAGTTGATGATGTAGATTTTGAAGAATCCTACAGAGAGGCGGCGTTGAATTGTTTCCGATATCTTGGCTTTAAAAGCTTTGAAGAAGTGGATAGGTTGACAATTCCAGAATACACCCTGCTCATGGAGGCTGTGCAGCTAAGAGAAGTAGACAGGGACTACCGAAATCATCTGCAGGCATTCTTAAATTTTGCTGTAAAAGCAGAGAAAAAGGTTGGAAAGAATAGGTCGAAACCAGTGTATCAGAGATTCAGAAAATTCTTTGATTACGAAAAAGAAGTGGATCGCATAAAGAGCCGCAAGAAGAAAAATGAAAGATTAGACATAATCGGCAGGATGATGAAAGGAGAGTGATGGCATGGCAGAAAGTTATTCAGTAAAGGCAATATTATCTGCACAGGATAGAGGATTTACGTCTGCTTTCAAATCTGCAATGGGTACCGTAAGCAATTTAAAAAGCACGCTCACGAGTGGAATAGGGTTCGGGATCATGGCCGGAATTGGGCAAAAGGCATTTGGTGCTGTCACATCCAGTATTGGTGGTATGGTGTCAGAGTTAAATTCTTCCAGCGCTGCATGGAAAACATTTAATGGAAACATGTCGATGGTTGGCAAAGGCGCTGACGAGATTGCATCTGTAAAAAAGGAATTGCAAGAGTTTGCAGAAGATACTATTTACAGCGCATCTGATATGGCGAGTACTTATGCTCAGCTGAGTGCAGTAGGTATTAAAAGCACGAACAAGCTTGTAAAGGGATTCGGAGGGCTTGCGGCGGCAGCTGAGAATCCAAAACAGGCAATGAAAACTTTAAGCCAGCAAGCTACACAGATGGCAGCGAAACCAACGGTTGCATGGGCAGACTTTAAACTTATGATCGAACAGACTCCGGCTGGTATATCGGCAGTCGCAAAAGAAATGGGCATGACTACCACGGAGCTGGTGCAGAATGTGCAGGACGGAAAAATCGCGACAGAAGATTTCTTTGATGCTATCGCAAAAGTCGGCACAAATGACGCATTTACGAAGCTTGCTACAGAGTATAAGACTGTAGATCAGGCAATGGATGGTCTGACCGAAACAGTAAGTAATAAGCTGGCACCGTCATTTGATGTTTTATCCGGTCGAGCGATTAAATCTTTGGACGGGATAATCAATAAAATTGGAGATCTTGATGGAGATGCAATCGCAGGGAAATTAACTGGATTTCTCGATAAAGCAAGTGGATACTGGAATGTTTTAAAGACAGAGGTTTCCGAAATAAAGGCTGCTTTTGGAGATGCCTTTTCTGCAATCGGAGAAGATTTGGGGAAGATTACTGGTGCATTTGGCTCCACGGAAAGCATCAGTTCTTTTGCTGGTGTAATGGACTCTGCGAGTGGGGCATTGCAAACATTTGCCGGATTCCTGAAAGAACATTCGGAGACCATCGCGAAAGTGATATCAAAACTCCCACAGCTTTTCGTTGCATATAAAGGCTTTAAGATTGCGAAAAGTGTTGCTCCATTTGTAGGCGCATTCACGAGTGCGATTGCCGGCCTTGCCGGAGCTGGAATAAGTAAAATCGCTGGGAAATTATTCGGAATTTCCAAAGGACAGAGAGCAGTTGAGGTATCGAGCAAGACGAGCGTAAAAGGAGTAACCTCTTTAAAAGAAGGCTTTAATTCACTTCAAAAAAGTGCTGGTATTGCCTTAATAGTAAGCGCCTTAGCTGGTTTTGCACTTGCGGTAAAACCGCTGGCAGAATTAGGAACAACCGCTGTTGCTCCGCTTGCTGCATTCGGAGTTGTTGTCGGTGGTTTAGCAATCATACTTGGAACTATGGGAAAGAAACTGCAGGAAAGTGCAGTTGGCATTGCGGTGTTTGCTGGTGCGGTATCAGCAATGGCATTATCCATGACACCTCTTGCTAAAACTGGTACAGACGGAGCTGTTGCAATGGGAACATTCGGAGTTGTTATCGGTGGTTTGGTTGCAGTATTTGCGGTATTTGGGACGGCTCTGACAGCTGCTATACCAGCGATGCTTGCTTTCGGCGCAACCATCCTTATGGTTGGTGCTGGAATGTCTCTGGCAACGCCTTTTGTTGAAGCACTAGGAAGCGTAATTCAAATACTTGGAGATGTTGTTGTTCAAGTAATAGGGGTAATCACTGGTGCTATCGTAGCTATCTTCCCAGTATTCGGAAATTTTGTGTCAACTGTTTCTGATTCAGTTAGCCAAATAGTATCAGTTGTTGGCAATACACTTGTAAATATTTTTAAAACTGCCGGGGACATCATTACAGGTGTTATTGATTCATTAGGGGATGGGTTTAAAAAAGTCACAGACGGGATTTCGAAAGTTATAGATTCAATTAGTGGTGGATTTTCCAGTGTTTTGGATTCTGTTGCTGGAATCATTGACTCAATCGGAAACTCTGCCAAAAATGCTGGCAAAGGATTCGAGAGCGTAGCTGACGGTATCAACACGATTGCTAGTCTATCTATTGTAGATATAGCAAAGGCACTCGGATCGGTAGCTATTGGTCTCGGAGAAATTTCTGCAAAAGGAAAAGGAATTGGTACCGTTGCAGATGGACTTAACGGAGTTATTGGAGCAATTACAATTGCATCGGTGCAGATTTCAATGTTTTCAGGAACTCTTACGCAACTAAATTCAACGGCCGTTCAAATTCCTACTAGCATGGCTATGATTAGCGGAGCATTAGCAAGTTTTTCAATTCCTGTTATAGATACTGGCAGTATCATGGCAGCATTTGCTTCTATTAGTGCAGGTGCGGAAGCGCTGGTAGCACAACTGGATTCTTCGGCCGCGAAAGCCGGGGCGCAATTTTCAAAAGCGCTTACTAACGGTATGAATTCAGCTGCTAATTCCGTGCAGCGTGGTGTTTCTAAAATTACGTCATCTGCTAATAAACTTATTTCAATGCTGACGAATATTGCAACGCAGGCAATGAGCCAATTTAATTCCGCTCTATCCTCCGGTGCAAGTAGGGCAACTTCTACGGCGAGATCAATGTCAACGTCCATTTTGTCAGCACTTAACAGCACTTCATCTGGTGCTTATTCTTGCGGCGTGTATATTGGACAGGGACTTGCAAAAGGCATGGCATCTACACTTGGATATATCAGATCAGTTGCAGAACAAATGGCTGCGGCTGCAGATGCGGCAGTCAGGGCAAAAGCAAAAATCCACAGTCCGTCAAGAGTATTTGCTGGGCTTGGTGTCTATGTAGGAGAGGGATTTGCGCTTGGAATTGAGTCGATGTCCAGAAAGGTTACAGAAGCTACGCAGAGTATTGTTGAGATCCCAACATTATCCACAGATATGAGGATGCGAGCTTCCGGTGCCGGAGATTCTGAACTTTCCGGTGATTATTCCTATAACAGAAATGTTACATACACAATCGTTGTGCCGGTTGAATATAACGGCAGAGAAGCAGCGCGTGTTACGGCGGAATTTACGCAGAAAGATCTGGAAAGACGTGAGAGCATGAAGATGAGACTGAAAGGAGAAAGAAGCCATGTATGAGTTTGTGGATACAAATAAGGCGGGGAGCAAGAGTTCCCTGCCGAGTGAGGCTCTGCAGATTGATGGGACATATATTGAAAATTTGATTGATGGATACAGAACTCTGTACGTGACCGGTCGTGAGCTTTTGGGATCGGAAATTTCGGAGAGAGAAATTGATCTTGTGGATGGGTCCGAGTATACGGGAAAGCGAGATACAACCAGAAGTATTACAGTTGGATACCAGTTGCTTTGCACATCTCCTAGAGAGTTTCAGGAAAAATTCAACAAACTCTCTGGAATCTTAAATAAGGAACAGGCAAAGCTGATTTTTGCAGATGAACCGGATAAATATTTTATCGGGACGAAATCAAGTGTAGGAGATGTGGAGCCAGGCAGATTGAACGTAAAAAGCGAATTTACTTTTTATTGTTGTGATCCACGGAAATATTCAGCAGCGGAAAAATCGTTTACTGCCCATCAGGAAAGCGGATATCAGACGCTTACTATTGTAAATGGTGGTACAGAATCCGTTCCGGTAAGCTACGATATCACTCACAACCATGAAAATGGATTTATTGGGATTGCCAGTAAATACGGTGCAATACAACTCGGCAAGATCGAAGAAGCAGACGGCGAAGACTATAAGGCGTCAGAGATACTGTCAGAGGGGTATAGCCTGTTTCAAGACGATCACGGTACTTCTCATCAAAATCCGGAGAATACCACACAAGGAACGCTGGAAGTGCGGGACGTTGCCGGATACAGCGTAATGGCTTTAAAGGGTGGGCAGGCTACGAACGGACACTGGAACGGCGGAATGAGAACACTTACTATCCCGGTTGACAGCGAGGGCAGACGTGGGGCAAAGAACTTTTACTGTTACACGCAGCACTGGTTCGAGACTGGATTGATGGGACAGACGGGAGCACAGACTATTGCGTTTCTTACAGGGGAAAATGAAGTGATCTGCTCTATGTCTATTAACAAGAGTGATACGGTTGGTAATACGGCGCATGTGGACTGGTTCGCACCACAAAACAAGAAGATCAAGACACTGGATTTCCAGCCGACAGCTTATGAGGGAAACCCGTTTAATTTAAAGATGGGTGGCGGTCATAATGATTTTTTAAAAGAGGGTGACAGGCTACGGATTTTTTGGTACGGTCAGTATTATTATTTTACTATCCCGGAGATTAAAGACATGGCGTGTGAGAAGATACAGGTCTGGATCGGGCAGTGGGGAGACCGGAATCTCGGGAATCAGCTGGTTACGCATAACTATCTTAAAAAAATCTGGTTCCGCAAAGATAACGTGGAAAAATACAGAGATGTGCCGAACCGGTATAAGTCCGGAGATGTGGTCTATATTGATGGAAATGATACAGCGGTTTATGTAAACGGGATGAAGCGGATGGAAGATGAAATCCGAGGAAGTAAGCATTTTCTGGTACCGCCGGGAGAGACGGAGATCCAGTTCTCCTACTCGGCATTTAGCAGTCCGCCGCCAACGATTAAAGCAAAAATAAGGGAGGCATATTTATAATGAATGAAATCAGAATTGCCGTACTGAATCCACATGACAGGGTGCTTGCATTTTTGGATAACACCCATCGAAACTCTATGCATTATTGGAACGATGAACTCCATGAATATCTGCAGGGGACAGCGAATACTTACACATTTACGGTAAGTTCCAAACACGAGGATGCTGTGTACATCGTAGAAGGGAATAAAGTAGCCTTTGTATATAACGGAAAAGACTACTATCTGAATATCGTACATGTGGAAAAGGATGAATTTACAGTTACTGCGACAGCATGGTCTTTAAGTTTCGAATTGATCAATGAGAATGTGGGTGCGTACAAATCTGAAAGCGCAATGAGCTTTGAGGAATATGTAACTGCCTTTGATCCGGAACGTACCGTGCGGATCGGGATCAATGAAGTGTCAGATAAGCGGATTTCAAACGAATGGACAGGTGAGGCAACGGTACTGTCCCGTTTATTTTCCGTGGCGAATGTATTCGATGCGGAGATTGAGTTCCAGACTGTGTTAAATGATGATTATTCACTGAAAGAAATTGTAATGAACGTGTATCGGGAACACTCAGACAATAACACGGGAGTTGGGGAGTTCCGGGGAGATATCAAACTGCGGTACGGGAAAAATGTTACCGGCATCCGGAAGGAATCCAGTATCGAAAATCTGTACACCGGTATCCGTCCAACAGGAAAGGATGGACTGACTATACAGGGAATTGAGAAAGAAGAGCTGGATGAGAACGGCGTAGTAGAGTTTTATACACAAGGTCCAGATATCCGGGCGCCGCAGGCAAGGGACAGATTTCCATCAAACCTGATAAACAAGGAAGATGGATACATCTTTATGCCAAAATCCTACGATACGGATAACAAAGACAAACTGTACAGTATGGCGCTATCGGACTTGAGAACAGCATCTGAACCGGTCGTGACTTATGATGTGACGGGATACTTTGATACCGCTATCGGAGATACCGTGGAGATCGAAGATGAGGAGTACGTTCCTACCTTATACTTGAGTGCAAGAGTATCGGAGCAGGTTCGCAGTTTCACGAATCCGCAAGCAAACAAGACGGTATTTACAAACTACAAAGAGCTGACATCGGAAATTTCGGACAGCTTATTACAGAGGATGCAAGACCTTATTAATAAAAATAAGGTTTATACTTGCTCTATCTCAACAAACAACGGCGTTATCTTTAAAAATGGCATCGGTAGCACTACTCTGACCGCTTACGCTTACGATAACGGCGTGGATGTGGC